TAGTCCTCAAGCGGTAGCGCGAAGGCCTAGGGTTAGGGTGGGTGTGATATCATCAGATCGTCGGTAATATCTGCATACCAAACCATCTACCATAAAACCCTAACTACCAAAAGCGCGAATCTGGAACCGGCGAAGCGTCCGGTCCTGCGCGTACTTTTGAGGCCGCCGAAAAAGTGCCGTTTTGATCAAGAGACTTGGTGGTTAGTTTTTTCCTAAAAAACTAAGCCACCAAGTCACGTGATCAAAACTCTAGAGGGTATAAAAGCGACACGAGGTGCTGCGCCACCATGCCCTCATTCTACAACGGTAAACGTTTCTTCTTGACTTATGCGCAAACAGATTATACTGCTAATGAGCTTGTTGCCTTTTTGCAATCGAAGGGAAATGTCAAACGATATGTCGTGTGCCGAGAAAACCATGAAGACGGAAGTCCCCATTTGCACGCATGTGTCGAATATTCGTCTGTTCAGCGAAAGCCCGTCGACTGGTTGGACTTCAATGGCAGGCATCCGAATAAACAAGACCCAAGAAACTGGGCTGCCTGCCAAACGTATTGTAAAAAGGATGGTGATTTCGTCGAAGGGCCTGATGAAATCGTCCAGGAAAAGATCGACGATGTGTGTCGTGGGTTCGAACTCGAGGAAGATTGGATGGGATATTGTGTTGGAAAGAAGATCCCGTTTGCGTATGCCGTTTGGTACTGGAACAGGATCCATCTCGATACGTGCACCATTAATACACATGAACATGAAGGGAAGATGTGTAATGCCTTGCAGACGTATGCATTCAACGTTACTGCCTCTAAGACCCTCATCATCAAAGGGCCTACTGGTTGCGGGAAAACAACCTGGGCTAAACGTAACATGCCTCTGCCGATTTTGTTTGTCAGTCATGTCGACAAACTTGTCGAGTTCAGAGCTGGTTACCACAAGTCCATAATATTTGATGATGTAGATTTGAATCATTGGCCAAGATGTAGTCAGATTCATATAACTGATTTTGATAATCCGCGTCAGATTCATTGTCGTTATCGTTGTGCAAATATACCTGCTGGTGTTTTTAAGGTATTCACTTGTAATGAATGGCCATTAGGAGAATGGGAGGAGTTGAAAAGAAGAGTTACACGAATTACAATAAAAGTTTAATTTTAATTTAATTAATGTGGCGCAGTCTTATCTCTTTCCTTTCCTCCTCCTCCTCCTGAGGCTCTCTTTAATATTACGAGAGCCTCTCCTCTCCTAATCGACCCATCACGTAGTATGGGTCAAATCCTATAACGGTGTAACCTTTGCAACAATTATCACTTTTATTTATTGTTGCAAGCATGGTGAGTAAGTATCAAAAGTCACGCCCTTTTGATTTATACCATGCCGTCAATGCCAACGCCAACCGCAACATAGCTAAATGGGCTAATGCAGGTTTTAGACACAGAGGTGTTACTAATCCTAGAGTTAGTGATCGTTTAGCCGTCAAATACCCATTTAGTTTTACTAAAACAACGACTGAGAAGAAGAAGAAGAAGAAGACTTCAGGTATTCGTAGCACATCTCGGTACGTTGGACGGTTTAAGAAGACTAGACGACGTACTGCTGATAGTTTATTGAAGTATCAGAAGTTGGGCGTTGTTCATGTTGATGAAATTCAAGGTAGTGTTGACGATCCCAATTGCGTGTATCTCGCGCACATGTCGTATGACCAGTTAGACATGATTAAGTATGCTACGGAAGCTCTTGTGCGTTTACTGTTTCGTAAATGTGCAAATCTAAATTGTGATAGTTTAGATCAAGAGATTCCTGGTCTCAGCTATGCTGATTCTGGGAGTACTTGGTATGTAAGATTGATGGGCCATCAAATAGTTGATGGGTCATTGAATATCCTAGTTACTCACACTCTAGTTGATAATGACACAGTGTCAAAAGTAGCTGCAACCTTTTACAATGAATTTGTAAAGTATAGCAGTGGATTCTCCAGTACTGCCACTACTGGCAGTAATGACAATGCTGTGGAACTTGTTAAACTAGCACTATTCATAGCAGATGCAGATGGTGCCAGCACTTACAGTAAATTTCAAGGTGACATTGATTTACGTGATCTGCGTATGCATTATATGGCCAAGTCTGAATTGAAGATTCAGAATCGCACTCTATCAGATACCGGGTCTTCTGATGCTGAAAACATTACTGCTAATCCTTTAAGTGGGTATATGTACGACTTTAAAGGAATTCCGAAGTCTGCTAATGTCAATATGTATCATCTGGAAGCCTTTTTGAAGGTTGCCACTCAAAAAGGTGTGATGTTGACCCGGGCTGGTAGTCTGTCTAGTACTGTAGTTGGTGGTGGTTCGTATAAAGAACCTCCTTTGCCTCGTTCGTGGAAGAATTGCAAGAAGGCTTCTAAAGTGTTATTGCAGCCAGGTGAAATTAAAAAAGGTGTATGTTCGGTTGCTAAAAGAGAAAACTTTATTCAATTTCTGAAGACTACTCGGTTTCAGCAAGGAAACGTCGCAGACTTGGCAGTAACTTGGGGCAAAATGCCAACTCAAATGATCGCATTGGAAGATGTGATTAATCTCGATCAAGCTCAGAAGGTCACTTGTGCGTATGAGGTCAATCGTGTTTCTGGTGTCTACTTTACTATGATTAAACGTGCTCATATTATTCAACAAAAGTTTGATCAAGGAACAACTTATAATAATAACACGGCGTGAATCAATAAATTTTTTTAGGGATAAATATTTTCAATTTTATAATTCAAACACCTTTATTTAGTCTAATGGTTAATTGTAGCTGCAAAGTAAAACGTTCGAGTCTCGCTCCAGTCTTTCTTTTCAGATACTGCCGGTCATGTCACGTCATAGGAAAACTCGAGAAACTGCGCCCTCAACCCAAAGGAATTCTTAAGAAGCCAGTTAAACTAAATAAATAATTTTTTGCTTCGATTTCCTAGGGTTAGTCCTCAAGCGGAGCGCGAAGTAGTCCTCAAGCGGTAGCGCGAAGGCCTAGGGTTAGTCCTAGGGTTAGTCCTCAAGCGGTAGCGCGAAGGCCTAGGGTTAGGGTGGGTGTGATATCATCAGATCGTCGGTAATATCTGCATACCAAACCATCTACCATAAAACCCTAACTACCAAAAGCGCGAATC